CGTTGGGTAATACTGGCTATACTGGATCGTTTGGTAATACTGGATTCACTGGTAGTCGTGGTGAAACTGGTTTAGGATTCGCAATTGCTAAGACTTATGTTTCTGTTGCCGCATTAACAACAGATTCTAACCCTACTGGAATACTTGCTGGGCAATTTGCTATTATTGACAATGGTGATCCAGACGATTTAGAAAATAGCCGATTATACTTATGGACTGGTTCATCTTACAATTATGTTAGCGATTTATCAGGCGCTCAAGGTATTAAAGGAGAAACTGGTAACGTAGGATTCACAGGATCAGCAGGCGCTGATGGAGTTGTGGGTCGTGACGGATACGACGGCAGTCGAGGCGATGTAGGATTTACGGGTAGCCAAGGAGCGGTTGGCTACACTGGTAGTGCAGGCATCGATGGATCAGTTGGTTATACTGGTAGTGCAGGCATCGATGGAGTTGTAGGTCGTGACGGGTATGATGGAAGTCAAGGAGATACTGGATACACTGGAAGTCAGGGTGATATTGGTTATACTGGAAGTCAGGGTGTTCCAGGCGTTACTGGATACACTGGAAGTCAGGGTGATATTGGTTATACTGGAAGTCAGGGTGTTCCAGGCAGTAATGGTGATACTGGAAGTAGAGGCTTATTGGGATATACAGGCAGTCAAGGAGATGTTGGCTATACTGGATCATTTGGCGACACCGGTTACACTGGTAGTCGTGGTGATACTGGGTATGTTGGCAGTCAAGGTGATACTGGATTTACTGGAAGTCAGGGTGTTCCGGGTGAGTTTGCTGCACTAGGATATACAGGAAGTGCTGGTTTCGAAGGCAGTCAGGGCCTTCGTGGTTATACAGGAAGTCAGGGAGTCGTTGGGTCTGTAGGATTTACTGGATCAAAAGGTGACGCTGGGTCATCTGTACAAATTACAGGATACGCTGCTTCTGCTGGAGAACTACCGTTATCTTATACGGGCAATGTAGGCGACGGATATCTCACTCAAGATAACGGAAATTTACACGTATGGATGGGATCAGGTACTTGGTTAAATGTAGGACAAATACAAGGCCCTCAAGGATTTACTGGATCAGGCGGCACCGGTGGTGGCGGAGTATCATTTGGAAACTATGACGGCGGAGAACCAGATAGTATATATGGAGGAATTTCTCCTTTAGATGCCGGCGGCGTAGTTTAATAAATATAGCATACAACGTGAATTGATAAAATATGGCTATTAATGTTCAACTAAGAAGAGGCACAGCTGAAGAGTGGAGCACAGTTAATCCTGTGCTTGCACTTGCAGAAATGTGTTTAGAAATCGATACCAATCTTTTCAAGATTGGTAATGGAGTCGGCACGTGGAATGAACTTCCGTATGGGGGTATTCGCGGATATACTGGTAGTGGTGTCACTGGATTTACTGGTAGTATAGGAAATATCGCAGTTGACAATGTGCTTTATGTTAGCAAAAGCGGTGATGATATTGACGACGGATCTTCATTAAATACCAGCAAGTTGACTATCAAGTCTGCTTTAGAAGCAGCCACACCTGGCACCACTATATTTGTCAAAAGTGGAGATTACACAGAAAACAATCCTATGACTGTGCCCGACAACGTTGCTGTTGTTGGAGACAGTTTAAGAACTGTAACCGTAAGACCATTGAATAAAACGCAAGATATGTTTTATGTTAATAACGGTTCATATTTGGCACACATGACATTTAAGGATCATGAATCTCCGTCGTCTGCGGTTGCTTTCAATCCAGACGGAAGTGCAGGTGTTATATACACAAGCCCTTATGTACAAAACTGCACAAGCATGACAACCACTGGAACAGGCATGCGGGTAGACGGAGCACACGTTGGTGGCCTAAGAAGTATGGTTGTTGACGCTTATACTCAGTTTAACCAAGGTGGGATTGGTATACATCACCTTAATAGAGGAAATTCACAGTTAGTCTCTGTGTTTACTATATGTTGTGATGTGGCTGTGCTATGCGAAAGCGGAGGATTCTGTTCTTTAACCAACAGTAATAGCAGTTTTGGTAACTTTGGTTTAAAAGCAGACGGCGTGAGTTCAACTTTATATTCCGGAAGAATAAATGGTGCAACGTTAGGAAGAACTTTTGTTATAGATAATTTAACAACAAGACCAAATGTAGGTGATGCTGTTAAATTTGAAGGAGACAATACCTTTTATACATTGGCCACTAGCACCCAGTTCACCAGTGGAAATACTGCTGTTACATATCCTCGATATAATCTTGAATCAGCCACTATCAGAAATTCTAGGCAAACTATTCTTGATGCAAAAAGTAAAATTCAAATAGATGTAATCGACTATCTAAATGAAACGTTTCCAAATTTCGAGTTTAATCAATTTAAATGTAGTAGAGATGTAGGGTTAATCATCGATTCAGTTGTTGATGATATGATACTTAACACAAATTATAAAAGCATTCAGGCTGGCATAAGCTATTATAGAGGAACAGCTTCAACTGTAATTACTGTACAAAGAACACAAACTGTTGCAGGAATAAATTTTGCTAAAGATGCTGTTTTAGCGATATTATCTCAAGGCAGTACAGAATATTCAAGAGTACAGACTAATTTTAACACGATTGTTAGTATTATTAATGATGTCAATAATACTCCTAGTTATCAGTTTAATTCTCCCACAGGTGTTACAAACAACGCAGTTAACGCCAAAACAATATTACAAGAAAACCGTAACTTTTTCATAGAAGAAGGCATCGCATTTGTTTCTGTAAACTATCCTTCTTTAACTTATGACAGTACAAAATGCCGCAGAGACATTGGATTTATTATAGATTCTGTCACATATGACATGTTATATGGTGGCAACAGCCAAACAGTAGACGCAGCCGATGAATATTACAGTGCAGGAACGTTACAATTGCCCAGCGGAGAAAAACAAGCCACATCTGATACATTTGACTATTTAAAAACAGTTGCTGCCGCATGTTTAAATAATACGCAAATAACTAGATTGAATACTACAGTAACGCAAAACATAGCTAATCCGGCAGCTGGCACAGAAGAAATAGCAGTAACTAATCAACTGTTTGACATTGTGACAAACTTAATAACCAATGCTTATTCAAGCACTATAACAATAGAAGAAATAGTAATAAATCAACTTGCAGATAACACTGTTGTTACCTTTCATCAGTTCAGTTTGATTACTGCCGCAGGACAAACTTTTGAATGGGTAGGTGCCGGAACAAACGTAAATACTGCTTTACCGTATCTCGGTGGTGTGCCAATAACTGAAAATCAAGTGGTTTCTGCCAATCAAGGTAAAATATATTATACAGGAACTGATCAAAGAGGCGACTTCCGAATTGGAGATGACTTAGTGATCAACAGAAATACTGGAACGATTACAGGTAGAACATTTACAAAAAGTTTGTTTGCTGTTATGACTCCTTACATATTAGCGATTGGAGAATAAAATATGGCAACATTGCCTTTAAATACGTTTAAAACTAAAACATTCGAGTTGACCACTACAAATCAAACTATATATACAACTCCTACAGGACTTACCACCATCGTTTTAGGAGCACAAGCAAGTAACATAGGTTCAGTGCCTGCCACTGTTACATTTACGCTTAGAAAAAATAACGTAGATTTTGTCATGCTCAATGCATTTGAAATACCTCCAAATGACGCAGCCGAAATGACAACAGGAAAACTAGTTATAGAAGAGGGCGCCAGTGTCAGCGCAGTGGCCAGTGCAAATTCCATACTAAACTTAGTATTGAGCATATTGGAAACCTCAAATGAGTAAAAATCGGCTACTCAGCGGCAAAAAGAAAAAACTAACCGGTGCCGATCTTAGTGCAGAGCGTTACGACTATTTAGATATCAGTAATGCCGAACCTGATTTAGGTTTGCCTACAGTTGACAACAGTATACTGAAAGGAGACTTAGACGGCAGTCGTACATGGATTGATATTGCAGATTATGCAGAAGAATTCAAAGGATTTACTGGTTCAGCTGGCACGTCTGGGTCAGATGGTTCTTCTGGTTCAGATGGCTTAGCAGGATTTGTAGGCAGTCAAGGAGATGTTGGCTACACTGGATCAAAAGGTGAGCAGGGTAGTTTCGGCGGAGCAGCCTTTGAGTTCTTATATAGCACTGATATAACAGGCACGGATCCTCTCAGCGGAGAAATAGAATTTAATACGTTAACTTTTTCTGGAAGCACCACAGTAGCCTACATCAATTTTAATGATAAGCTAGGAGAATCAATTTATGCGTATCTGCAAACCATAGATGATTCTACCTCGCAGATTAAAGGTCACTTTTCAATAGCAGAAAAAGCAGATCCTAGTAATTTTGCCCTATTTGCTATAACAGGATCACACACTGAAGAAGGTATCCCGTCAGCTAACCACTTTCATATACCTGTTTCATATCTATCAGGTACAGCAACGTTTACAGATGGGATGACTGTTGTTGTTACATTTGCTAGAACAGGTGATCGAGGAGACACTGGATTTGTGGGCAGTGCTGGTTATAATGGATCAGTTGGATTTACTGGCAGTCAAGGTGCGGGATTTGCTGGATCACAGGGTGACCTAGGATTTACTGGAAGCCGTGGCAGCGCAGGATTTACTGGCAGTCGAGGTGATATAGGATTTACTGGCAGCGGTGCAGCGGGTTCCGATGGCACAGACGGCGCCGCAGGATTTACTGGCAGCAAAGGTGATCAAGGTATACAAGGATTTACTGGATCTTCCGGCTCTGGCAGTGGTGGCACTACGGTATTAGAAAGACATTATAGAAAAACAGGAACTCTTACAGTTTCTGTAGGCAGTGAAAAATGGTATATACCGCTGGACAGTACTATAATTGGAATAATTGCTAGGGTAGAAACTGCACCAACTGGCACTTCTAATGGAATTCAAATAGGTGTTAATGTAACCGATACTGTTGGGAATAAAACTGCTGTAGCTACTTTAAACATAAATAACTTAGACAAAGCTTCAAATGTATTTTCTACGCCCTTGACAGTTTTAATTAATAAATTTGTCACTGTAGATATACTGAGCGTAGGAACCAATATAGCTGGAGCAGATCTAACAGTTACGTTCACTTATACGAGGATTTAAAATGAGTTTTAGAATATTATATGACAACGGAAGATTAGATGTTTATTTTGAAGAAAAACATGTTATACATCAACCTTTCCAACCTTCTAGCGACGGTTCACAGGAACTATTTCCTAACGAAGCTGCTGCATTGGCATGGTGGGACAGCGCAAAGGCGCCCTATGAACAACAATTTAACATTACTGAATCTACTGGAGAAGAATAAAAATGGCTGAAATACACGTTAAAAAAATCGGAAATGACCTTGTTACATTATTCGAAGATCCAGTATTATCCAACAATCGATTGTTTTTAAGTACTGTGGGGCATGATACTACAACCTTAGCTCCATTATTTCAAAAAAACTTTCACTTTAACCGTAGTGATACTATGGACAGAGCGTACGATGCCGGTATAACAAATGACATGGGAATAATGTATTTAGAAAAAGCTGTGGTACAATGCTGGGCTCCAAGCCCTGACACATTTTACGACAACTTTTGGCAAGCCCCGTATCATCAATCATTGGATCCTGCATTTTATCCGGTTAAAAAGCACTGGAAAACAGTGAACAATAAAATTTTATATGCTGTACCGATGGCACCTCCTGGCACATCTACTACTGGAGTAAGTACTACTTACGGTTATGTGTATCCTACAACTGATATTACTTCCGGTGCTGGCGCCAGCTATTACATAGCTAATATCTTTGGCACTGCTTTTATATACGAAGATGTTAGTAATAACAAGATGTGGTGTTTTGAAAGCGGTGGTGGCGAGGGGCACTATGTTAGTGCTCATAATAACTATGAAACTGCTCCGAGTAAAGTAGCCCAAGTTACTCCACCAAACAACACTAGAATGCAAGGTTTCTTCTTGGGGGTGGATGACGGTGGATTCCTACATTTTGTCGGCGTTCAAGATGGCATAAGCTATTATAGTCAATATACTTTTTGGAAAGTAAACCCTGTTACACATGCTGTGACGACAATAATAAATCAAAGTGTGAGAAATGCCAGTGGCACAACTGGTCCTCGACATTGGCCCAGTAACATTCGAAGGGCCACTACCACTAGACGAGTTTTATACAGCGGACATTACGATTCAAGCAACAATCTAACGCCGATTCGTTACGTATGGAATCCAGCTGACGGAGCAGTCGTAGCCACTAACTGTACAATGGTATATCCTGGCGCAAATACGTATTCTACGTATTCTGCAAGATATACCACAGAAGATAACAGCACTTATTCTTTTTACAGCTGGCATAGCAAAGGCCACCAGTTCACAGTAAGCGGAACAAATTATATAACTTTCTGGATAACTGACAAATATGCTCATGTAAATAACGGATTAACTCGTTGGAGCACTGCACTAAAACGCACCATGATGACTTACACTATAGGAACAGGAACAGGAGATGATACATTGACATATCACAGTTCTTATACTTTCCCCACAGTCAATGATATTCCTAGGGATTTCTTGCCTATTAATGCTGAAGGAACACAGGTAGCAGTACCAGTTACACTGCAAATGCGATTCTTTAGTTTCAACACTAGCACAGGGTGGTCGCCCACTGGTACATATCCGTATGAGTTTAGAACAATAGGATTAGATCAAACTAATAGAATTTGGGGTATTAGTAAAGAAAAGGGAAATAATACTTTACACATGATAACTCCTACGTTACCTATTACTATCAGCGTGGTTATGGCAAGTCAAAGTTATACATTTACTGGTTCAAATATTTCAACCAGTTGTACAGTAGATGCTTACGGAGCCGATGGACTAAGATTGGCAGCACCTATCAATCTTGCTATTGACGGCGGAAGTATGATTTTTGCCAGCACCGGCACTAAAAACATAGTGGTTACTACCAGTGCTAGCGCAACTACTACTGTAAACTTAACAATAACAGGCGGCGGTATTAACAATATTATTGCTAGCATTGACATTTAAACAGGCGGATAAATGCCATCTGTACGCAACTTTAATTATGTTGACGTTCCGTCGATATCTGTTGTAGTTCAAAGTACAGTACGTCCTTTAGAACTAAGGCAGTATTATCCGCCTTGGACTAAAGAGTTTGGAAACAGACCTGCACTGGGATTCGTATATCCCAGGCCAGTAATACCCGTCACTGTCATTCAGCAAGCAACTCGTCTTGCTATGCCATCGACGATATTTCGCACTGACAACATATTTAATACTAACAAGTTTAATACACCAGTCAGTGTTGCTAACAGTAATCCGACTAAACTTTTCACAACTGGTACTGTTGTTCAGCCTGTACTAGCAAGCTCTGGATATGGTAACGGAACTATCGGCGCTGTAACTACGTCGGTTACCAGCTACGGTGCAAATGTATGGACTTTCAATCTTTCAGATTTATCTACTACTAGATCATTATCGAATGGTAAAATTATAACATCTGCACCAGGAACCGGCAGATTTAGTTCCACAGTTGTTGTTGATTCTGTAATTAACAGCACAACGATATCTTGTATTGCCAGCGGCCCTACTGCACCAGTTCAAGGTATTGTTAGAACTGTACAAGACTCTGGAAGATTATTTGAACTTGGTATATCGTCGGTTACTGCGATTTCAGCGACCGAATGGAGACTGACTATTTCTGGTATTTTTGATAGTAGTGTATTTTTAATTGGAGATGCAATATCTGTAGTTACAGGATCGGGAAATCTTGGTAATTTAGGCACTGGAAACACAGTGTACGTAATCAGTCTGCCTAACACTAATCAAATTACATGCACAGCTATAAACGGGTCAGCTTCTCCTACAGTAGGTAAAATTTCCAGTCTTTCAAAGACAGGTACAAATATTCCGTTTACACCAAACGGAGAAAATGAATTTACTACACCCGGCACGTACACTTGGACTGCTCCAACTGGTGTTGGATTAGTAAGTGTAGTAGCAGTGGGTGGTGGTGGCGGTGGCGGCTACCAATGGAGCTCTGGCGGTGGCGGAGGCGGTGGCCTCGGATGGAAAAATAATATTACAGTTACTCCAGGTCAAACATACACCGTTGTAGTTGGTGTGGGTGGCACTAGTAATACTAATGCTACTAGTGCTGGATCAGAAGGCGGCAACAGTTATTTTATCAGTTTAGCCACTGTGGCGGGCTATGGCGGCGGCCGTGGCGGCACTGGAGCAACTGCTGCTTCAAATGGCTATGGTGGCGGCTATACTGGTGATGGTGGTGGTCGTGGCGGCAACGGTGGCTATGACGGAGGGTGGTACAGAGGAGGCGGAGGCGCCGGCGGATATTCTGGCAACGGTGCCGACTCAGGCACTTCTTCAGGAACTGCCGCTCCAACCGGTTCTGGTGCCGGTGCTGCTGCTGGCTATTACTCAAGTACATATGGTGTGCCAGCCGGCGGCGGTGTTGGTATATATGGCCGAGGCGCAGACGGCGCAGCTCGCGGTCAATTTTTAGGCGGCGGTGGTGGTTCCGGCGGCGCTAATGGTACAGGTGGAGAAGGTTCCGGACAAAGCGGTTATCGAATAATCAATGGTGGCGCATTTGGTGGTGGTGGAGGCGGCTCTGGTACCAGCTATGGTGGTGGTTTCGGAGGCGGAGGCGCAGTTAGAATTGTATGGGGACCCGGCAAAGCATTTCCAACAACAAATGTGTCTAGTACAGGTTCTCAATCTCAAGAAGCTGTTGTCGTATGGTATGATAGTACAATAGTATCAGTACCTTCATTATTAACAACTCCTATAGTAAGTAAACAGCTTTTTAGACAAAACGCCATTTCGAGCATCAAGACAGTAATAACTGACTCAACCATTGAACCAAACTTGCCTGCTAGAATTTTTAACTCTATAACAACTGTAAACAATACAATAGTCGTGTCGAACGGTGCTCGTACGACCACAACAGGAATTAGCAGTAGAATTCCTATATTAGGAACTAATAACGGTGTCAACTACAGCGATACAGTGACTAACAACAGTTCCACAGCCCGTGCAACTGTTGCCCGATTTCCTAATACAGGGGACTTTTCTCTAGTTGGGCCTTACCAAAATTCATTTAGTACATATTTTGACGGCAGTGGAGATTATCTGCAAATCAATGGAAATGTTGTTATGGATTTCGGAAGTACTGATTTTACTGTTGAAGCATGGGTTTACTTAAATGCACTGCCAACAAGCGATGCTTGGCCAACAAGTTATTCATTACACATGATGCTTGCCACTGTTGGTACTTTTAACGCAGGTGACGGTATTGGGTTTATTATTGGACAGACTAAATTATTGATTCAAAATAACGACACGCAGTATGCCGGCACTGCACACGGCATGGCTGTAAACACTTGGTATCATCTTGCTTATGTTCGAAACGGAAATACCTTTTATTTCTATGTTAACGGGGTGGCAAAAGGATCAGCAGCATTTAGCGGATCAGTTGGTACAGGAGCAAATACATTTATCGGATGCGAAACGGGGCAAGGTGCGTTCTTAAACGGGAATATTTCTAATCTACGAGTAGTAAAGGGCACCGCAGTATATACCTCAGCTTTCACACCGCCCACCAGCCCATTAACTGCCATAGCTGGTACCAGTTTGTTGACTTGCAAACCAGCGCCAATAGTAGATCAATCATCCAATTCATTCACTATAACAAAATTTGGCGAAGTTAAAAATTCCGAACTCAATCCCTTCAGCAGTACAACTTTAGGAAGACAAGGACATTCAGTAACACAAGTTAGTATTCTCGGTGTTACTGACTTTAATCAAACTGCTGTACCTTTATCGACTATCTCTAAGTCTGTAACGATTAATAATTCATTAGCATTAGAAACAATAATTCCGGCACTTGTCTACAATCCAGTAGGCTCTCCTAACTCAGCAGTTCAAACAATCTACAGTAACCGTTTTGCACGCCAAACAAATGACAATATTGGTAATGAAGCTACGGAACCGGTGTTAGTCTATATACGAGATACAGTTATAAACGGCAGTAACAAACCTAAATGGATTATTACCAACTCTGTTAACAACGGTTACACACCTAACTCAGTAGTGGTGACTGTTAATGCTAATAAAATTCCTAATAGTTATGTGAGACCTTCATTGAGCAATGCCTTTTCAATAACAACAGCAAATAAACCTAATGTTTTATCTAGACATGTATCAAGTTTTTCTAACCTAGCAACTACAGCAACAATATTTGGTCAATCCCTGTTAGAGTCTTTTCCGTTAGAACCTATAACAAAAACAGTAATAACAGACTCTATAGTTGCAAGTCAGATACGTACTACATTAACGGCGTCGCAAGGGGTAAATTCAGGATTATCAAGATCGTTCACTTTGGCTCCTTATGGAACTGCTGGAGCATTGGTAATAGGAGAAGGCGGCCTACTTGTGTCAGCTCAAGTAGAGTACTGGAATTAAATCAAATCAGTTGACATCTTTGATTATCTATGTATAATTAATAGTATGAAGATTGCTATTATAGACATTATAGGTATCCCATACGATGGTACCACAGTATTCAAACAAGGCCTAGGCGGTAGCGAAAGTGCTGTCACCCTGATGGCCAAAGAACTATCACAAATTGGATTCGAAGTTACAGTTTTTAACAACTGTGACATGGATCATGCTAAACCAGGCATTTACGACACAGTGACCTACTGCCCACTGTCTGCCTTGGCACAAGACTATGAATTTGACATAGTGATCAGTTCAAGAACTGTGATCCCATTTACTGATCCAAAAGACTATGCTAAACTAAACGACAATAGAAGCAATCGTTTTGCCGCTATGAATCTTTATGATAGGATTCTCAGCAAGGCCAAGATGCGAGTACTTTGGATGCACGATACATTTTGTCTTGGTGACAACTTGATTGAAGACCTGACTGTGAACAATCGCATCACAGACATTTTTACGCTGAGCGACTGGCACACCACTTACATTGCCAACTGCAATCACGGGCGTAGACGAAACTTTGAAGTATTGAAGAACAAGCTGTTTATAACACGTAACGGTGTTAGACTGTATCACGACGAAGTTGACATCGCAGCCAAAAACAAAAACTTGTTTGTCTACAATGCAAGTGTTACCAAAGGCATGATACCATTAGTCAAGATGATATGGCCGCATGTCAAGCGACACATACCCGAAGCTCGATTAAAAGTCATAGGCGGCTATTATAGATTCAGTACCAATGCAGAACCTGATCAACAGGAAAAAGATTGGCGAGTGATGGCTGCTGATCCAGAACTGGCCAAGTTGGATATAGAGTTTACAGGCGTTATTAGCCAACGGGAAATTGCTGATATACTGGCACAGGCTAACTTCATGTTGTATCCAGCTGCCTTTCCTGAAACATATGGCATCTCCTCAATGGAGAGTCTATGCTACAACACTCCTATCATAACTTGTCGCTTCGGAGCACTGGAAGAAATTGCTCTAGCAGGTGCCTGCTATCTAATTGACTATGCTGTAGAACCCAATAGTTTGTTTCCTGACATAAACGTTCCGCAACAAGTTGAACAGTTTGTCAAGACCACTATAGAAGCGTATCGCAATCCATACCTACATCAACAAAAACAATACTACTGCAACATTGTCAAAGATATTGCGGGATGGGACAGTGTAGCACTACAATGGAAGCAGCACTTCTATAAAAAGTCAGAACACTATCTCAGCAAACAAGACTATCGTGCTGTGAGTAAAATCAATCATAGACTACACAAGATATACAATCGCAAGTTTCACAACACAGTTGAGTTGGAGAACTACAAAGCAGGCAGAGAACAACAGATTGTAGTAATCAGTCCGTTTTATAATTGCAGCAAGTATATTGAAAAATGTATTGCCAGCGTGGCTGCACAAGATTACGACAACTATCTGCATTATTTGATCAACGATGCCAGCACTGACGATTCTGCCGATGTGGTCAAAACAGCATTAAGCAATTTGCCACAAGAACTTAAAGGCAAATTTTTATTAATAAACAACAAGGAAAATCGCGGCGCTGTTCGTAATCAAATAGAAAACATTAGACCATTAGATGACGATGCTATTGTAATGTTGTTAGATGGTGATGACACATTGGTCAATGACAACACTGTGTTCAGTTACTACAACAGTATATACGATGGCTCAACAGAGTTTACCTACGGAAGCTGTTGGAGTATGGCGGACAGTATTCCTTTGATCAGTCAGCCTTATCCTCAAACAGTTCGACAGAACAAGACATACAGACAACATCACTTCAACTGGATCTTGCCGTATACGCATTTAAGAACATTTAAAAAGCATCTATTGAACAGTTGCGAAGATATACAATTTAAAGATGACGCAGGACAATGGTACCGAGCAGGTGGTGACGGATCAGTATTTTATTCACTGATAGAAGTAGCTGATGCTGACAAAGTTAAATGTCTGCAGGACGTGGTTTACAACTACAATGACGTCAACCCACTTAATGACTACAAAGTCAACGGTCAAGAACAAAACAAAAACGCAAGAGAAATAGTAAAAATGTCAACCGAAAAAAAAAGAATATTGATAGCAATACCCACAGCCAAGAACATAGAGCCCGAGACATACAAGAGCATCTACGACCTAATAGTGCCCGAGGGTTACCAAACCACATTTCAATACTTCTACGGCTATAACATTGATCAAGTAAGAAACTTGATCGCTGACTGGACAGTAAAAGGTTATGACTATTTGTTCAGTGTGGACAGCGACATCAGCTTTGCTCCCGACACATTGGTCAAGTTATTGGCACATGACAAGCCTGTGGTGTCAGGATTGTATATACAACGTAAGCCTGGACAACACATACTAGAGCTGTATGAACACAATGATCGCGGTGGAGTCAGCAATATTCCTTATGGTAAAATAAAAGGACATGGATTAATAGAAATTGCCAGCTGCGGGTTTGGCTGTGTGTTAGTCAAGAGTCAAGTGTTAAAGGATGTTGGGTATCCTCAGTTTAAATATCACAGTGCATTGGATCACAATCACACTGTTTCAGAAGATGTAGATTTTTGTCGTAAAGCCCTGGGCAAAGGATTTAAAATTTATGCTGACACTACTATACAATGTCAGCATACTGGCAGTTTTACTTTTGCAGTGGACAACAACATCCCTGCCGTGGCACCAGCAGAGTCCCAACAAGTGGACATCAAAGCAAGACTCAGGGAATTAGGTAGTCAAAGATTGATACCAAAAGATCACGTTGACTATTTGGCTGCATTAAAAGCACAAGGATTTGAACCTCGAGTGATCTATGACATAGGAGCATGTGTGTTACATTGGACTAATGAATCACGAAGAATATGGCCCAATGCAGAAACAGTAGCGTTTGAAGCTATGGACTCTAGCGAATTCCTATACAAGGAACAGGGCTTAAAGTACTTTATGGGAGCATTGAGCGATGTTACTGGCAAAGAAGTTGAATTTTATCAAAATGACTGGCATCCTGGTGGCAACAGCTATTACAAAGAAAATGCCGAAGTCAATCCAGAAGCACCCCAGTACTTTAATGAAAAGCACAAACGAGTTTTAAAAACTGCAACACTGGATGCGGTGGTTAGATTAAAACAGTTTCCCTTGCCTGAGTTAATCAAGATGGATGTGCAAGGTGCTGAGTTGGATGTAATAAAAGGTGCAAGCCAAGTGTTGCAAACTGTAAAACATGTTATACTAGAGCTACAATCGGTAGAATATAACAAAGGTGCTCCGTTAAAAGACACTGTTATAGCCTATATGGACACAATAGGATTTGATTGTAAGGGTTTGTTTAGCAATAACGGGCCTGACGGTGATTATCACTTTGTCAAACGATAAATATTAATTAAGGAATATATTAATATGGCAGCTAACGGAATTTCAACATTGGCAACTAAAGAGCTACGTCAAAAAGCTAAACTAGATCACGCCAGTTTAGATCGTGCAGGGCATGGTAATGAAAGACACCATTACGATATCACAAAACTACCTACACAGTATAGCGGCAATAGCGTTATAGATAATCCTAACGTAGGTGGACTAGTTCAAGGCCGTCCATGGAGTACACAGCCCGCTGGAATTGCATCACTATTTGCCGCAGGTGAAAAAGGTGCTTGGTATGATCCAAGCGATATCACAACACTGTTCCAAGATGTTTCGGGAACTGTTCCGGTCACAGCCAGCGGACAATCAGTGGCTCGAATCAACGACAAGTCAGGTAATAATGCCCACGCTACACAAAGTGACCCAACCAAACGCCCAACTTATTATAACTATCCAGGAACTGCGTACAGTGCCCTACATTTTGATGGAGTTGATGACTTCATGGTCACCGGTTCATTAGACTTTACTGGAACAAACAAAGTCACGGCCACTACAGGATTCCACCTGATTCCACCAGGCACAGGCACATCAAGAATAATGATAGAACTTGGTGCTGGCAACGTCAACGGTTCATTTTATATCACTGCCAAAAACAACATGCGAGATCATTCCATAGGAGCTCGAGGAACAGCATCACTTTACGCAGTGTTTTCCAACAACGATCCTCAACACGATGTGATAACAGGTTTATATGATTTGTCACAGTCTGATAGAACATTGGGTTTGATCCCAAGGTTGAATGGTTATAATGCTCCGGCTTTGGCCTACGTAGGTACCGATACTGGTAGTACTGCCAGTATGTTTGGCAACTTGCCATTGTACATTGGAGCCAGAAACGGCACAACTTTCTTCTTTACAGGCAACTTCTATGGAGCAGTAATTCGTGGAGCTACGTCAACACAAGCTGAAATAACACTAGCTGAAACTTGGTCAGCATCTAAACTGTATTGATAAGAGCACAAGATACTGGAAGTACACAGCCACTAACGGATTCTAATGTTCATAGATGATAAAGATGTATGGTCTACCTGCCCTACAGATTACCTTTGGATCTATGATAAACTGATACTGGCTCGCAAGTTAGGATACTCAGCAGGACCAGCTGGCGTAGCAGTGCCTAAGCCAGCACACTATATTGTTCGCCCTATAACCAACATACGCATGATGAGTCGTGGTGCCACAAAACAATGGCTAACACCTGCTGACACTGACCTCGTACCAGATGGATACTTTTGGACAGAATGGTTTACTGGTCGCCATACCAGTGTGGATTTTCACTATGGTATACCTAAGTTGGTAGTTGAAGGGTTTCGCAACAGCGATAGATTAGATAGATTTAGTCGTTGGGAACGTATCAACGAACAATACAGTTTTCCTAAGGTACTGGGCGAACTGTGGAGACTAACACCCTGGATCAATGTAGAGTATGTAGATGGTAAAATCATTGAAGTACATCTACGTTGGAATGATGATTTTAGTAATCACAGCAGTGACGTAATATATCCAGTATGGAAAGAAGATACACAACCGCAACCTGAAAATACCACATGGTATCCAAGCCCAGGCGGAGATAGATTGGGATTTTGGATTAGTATATAATTTATTTTTGATAAAGTAGCACTTGATGCTATATAATATAAAGTTTTTATAGGAGTTTAACAAACATGGTTTCAATTAAGAGATTGCTAGTAGTATTAGTCATGGTTCCAGCTTTAGCCTTTGCGTGGCAACCAACCAAACCAGTTGAAGTAGTGGTTCCGTTTGCGCCGGGCAGTGCCAACGAAGTATTGGTTAGAATTACTTCAGAAGAAGTTACCAAGAATACTGGAGTGGTATTCAATATTATACATAAGCCAGGCGCTGGTGGTGTCATTGGCAACGAATATTTTAGCAAACTACCAGCTGATGGACATAGTGTATTAGCAGCCAGCATAAACGGAATCGTCGCAATGGACCGTGTTGCTGTGCCATCAGAACAAAACAGAACATACAAGACAGAAAGTTTTGTATATCCAATACATCTTGCGGAGTCGGCATTTGCAGTGGTAACCTTACCAACTGATCCTGTATCAACACCGCCACAATTAGTGGAAGTGTTGAAAAATGAAAAAATTTCGTTTGCTGCCAGTGGCGGAGCAAGACTAATCTATGAAGAGTTAGCCAATCGAATTAAATTTAAACAAGGTGTCGATGGTGTACAACGTATAGATCATAGAGGCCCTACTCTCGCAATAACAGATGTAATTGGTGGGCATATACGATTTGCTGTTGTTCCTATCAGTATAGTCTCAGAATTATACAAGGACAAAAAACTTAAAATTATTGCCATTGCCGGCAAGAAAAAATCTGTAGCATTTCCAGAAATTAACACACTGAATTCAGTGTTACCCGGATTTGATATTAATTCAGAATGGGCCCTGGCATTACAAAAGGATGTAAGTCCTGATGTGTTACAATGGTATCATATAGAATTCACTAAAGCATATGCTAACCCAGCACTGAAAGAATTGTTTAAAAAACAACAATTTGAAATTAACTCTAACTTGAACACTCCTGCTGTAATCGGCGCTTATATGAAGAAGCAAACACAGGACTGGAAACCGTTGATTGATACTATTGCCAAATGAAATATGTTTTTATATCAGGAGTTGCAGGTAGCTGTTGGGGGTGGCCCGCATACTACTTGTCTGCAGCTACTAATCTCGTTGACCCGTCAGGAGCAAAGCCTTGGCGTGTTAATAACGCAAAAGGAAGTCTAGCTCATCATACAGGACTAGTGTTTGCTGGCCCGTATAATGAAATTGGTGAACAGTTTGATGCACTTAGTACGTATCCTAACAAAGAAGCAATCTTTGGAGAAATTGATAGAGCCTACGACACCAACGATCAACATCAGATTAGATTTGTACAGTGCCACTGGTTTTCTTATCAACTAGATTGGATTGCTGAAAACTTACCAGAAGTTGACGTCATCATGTCCCTACGTAATGTTGAAATGAGTTTTAACATGTGGCATGACTCGGGAGGATTTGATATTGAATACCCTAGTTATAAATGGTATGGTGAAGATCATCGGCTATGGAGACAAATGCATATCGAGCACAAGATGATGCAAAACTTTGTAAGAAAGCATAAGTTAAAAGTACTCTCAGGCTTTGATGCCGACTGGTTTGATAAACACTGGCCTGAGATGGTACCATATATCGACAAGACTAAGTTTGTGAGTAGACTTGGATCAGCTACCGGTGTAGCTAATAAGCCAGGGCTTAGTATTCCTGTGGAAAGTTTGAACTGGACAGTGTATAAAGGCAAAGATTCTACAAAAATCTAATCAAAAAAAAGGACCCGAAGGTCCTTTTTGTTTATGATATAATATAGTTTGCTCTAGGAGCGTAATACAATTATTTTTTAGTAGCTTTACTTACTTGACTAACGCCTTGATTGACAAAGCTGTACATCTTTTCAGCTGTTTCTAATACTTTGTCTAATCCTGGGAACTCTGGCATACCAACTGTGGTAACGATCTGACCAGTCTTCTCATCACGTGTAGCTGACATTTCCCAACCATGAAACTTGGTACTGTGTTCTGATTGAATCATATCTTTTGCCATGGCAAGGATATCTGTACGGATCTCGTATCCGTTCTTGTTAAATTTAACTTCTGGTAGCTTTGGTGTGTAATCTGACATAATAATCTCCTGTGTGTAATGTCTGTATGTGACAGCATTTTGCTGTCCATGTATTTATTATACTATCACAAATACTATATGTAAAGTGATATGAGTTATTTTTTAAACTTTTTTATTCGTTCTTTAATAAGTTTAATCACTTCGTCGCTGAGCACAACTTCGTAGTGGTTATAATCCACTTCTACTAATTCCATGTCTTCGTGATGTTTTTGACTGGCAATAGTAACTACACCGTCATTGGGCTCGTGCATAAAGGCACTTTGACCCTTGACTGTTACTATGTTGGTCCAAGGATGCTGTATCTTAATGTTCCTTGCCTGTTTCATAACCCAACTGCTAGGACCAATGTCGCGCATCAGTCTGCTAAACGGCAAGAAGTAGCGAGCATAGTCCGCTACTTCGGCACCACCATAAGGTGTGCTTAATGTCACAGCACCTTTAACGGCACTGGGCATTGCGTTGGCCAAATGTAAACTGTATATGCCGCCCAAGCTATGGGCAACGAACACCATGTCAGTGTAGTTGCTCAATGTTGATTGCATGTCTTTTAGGTTATTTTCAAACCCATTTCGACTGTCATAGTTAATGTCTAGACCTTGGCCTAGTTTACTCTTAATATAGTTAAAGCTCTCGCTAGTGGCATTAGCCCCGTGAATATACACCAAGTTCATGCCAATATTTATCAGGCTCTGTATACGGCTTTGGCTTCTTCTATACGGCCCTGACGAGCAAGACTTGCGGCCACACGGGCTTGCCCAAATGCTTCTAAAAATGACCAGATTGAGTTTAAGATTGTTTTCATAGATAACTTTCCTTTTGAGAATTGAATTGCTTGATGTAGTTTTCAAGCTGAGCGGCATCGGTAATGCCTTTGGTACTTAGATAACTGTCTAATCGGCTTTGATATGATGAGCCTGGGAACATTTCAGATAGACGTTCCATTAGCCTAATCATTTGCTTTGATAGCATTTTCATGTTATAATCCTTGTGTAAGTGTGTATAGAACCATATCATGGTTTCTACTGAGTATTTATACAAACTAATGTGGCATCGCACAAAAAACTTTTAGCAAGAGAAAAACGGTAAATATAGCAAAGGGATGCTGTAACACAATGAGAAAAAGCACAAGGTCAATACTACAAGAACTTAGCGACTTAGGCGTTAACCGTAATAAAGATTTGGTTATTGAAAGTCGTGGCACTAACTTGATTGAAAGTGCTATTAATCTACTTACGTTGATACGTGAAAACTACGATTTAGAAACAGCAGCCGAATTAGAGCGCCGCTTTCTAAACGCTATTAGAACTGCTGAACCAGCTAAATTCAAACGCGGCATCAAACGAATACAGGAAAACAAAGATGATACTCCGTGAGAGCAAAAACGCTATATTCCCAGACACCAGGAAAATTAATCCCAAGTTTGTCGACGAAGTAAGAGCCATAGTGGACAAACAATTGGCCGCCATCGACTTGTCATCTGAAGCTGTGGGCAGTACCTATGAACCAGACCCTGATAAGAGTCCCGAAGAATGGAGTGGTGATCTAGACCTACAAGTTGAACTAGCAGATGTTATCAAGCACTTTGAAACAGCAAAGATTTCGCAAGACCCTAAAGAACAAGCAAAACTAGCACGTAAGGCCCTGGCCAGCTATTTTGATGAGCGTGGATTTAAAACAGCACAAGCGGGTGTCAACGTGTTTGTGCGTGTGCCATTTGGCGAAAATGCTTACCAAGTGGACTTGGAAACAATTTACAAAGTAAAGAAAATTGCCCGCTACCATCAACACAAGATACCAAAAGGTAGCCCTTACAAAGGTGTTAGCAAGCAATTGATGCTAGCAATGCTAGCCAAACAAAAAGGTTATGTTTACAGTGCCTGGGAAGGATTGTATAATCGTACACCTGATAACAAAAAGGGCGAGCTAGTAACAGATGACTGGGACGAGATAGCACAGGCACTAGTTGGTGTGCCTAACGGTACTGCCATAGACAGTGTGGAAGCTATTGTGTCAAGTCTTCCAGCCCAACAAGGACAAGCCTTGTTGGCACAAGCGCAACAAGACAAGAATTGGGTTCAGCGAACACCAGTACCGCAAGTGCCAAGCGCACCGCCAGTTAACGAATGGTTCCGTAATATATTGAGCAAGATATGAGAGCAACAGAGTTCCTAAAAGAAGCAGAAGCTGCCGTAACTAAAAAGTTAGGCAGAGCATTTAATCACCTGGAAGATCTAGTATTCTTCCATGGCAGCAAAGGCACACTGGAAGCCCTGAGTCACGTTAAAGATCTAGCCACTACAGAAGGTGCTAGTAGCCTGCGTATGAAGTGGGACGGTAATCCTCAAATCTATTGGGGACGTGCAAAGAAAGGTGGACCCTTAGTACTAGCAGGACACAATGGCTGGAGCCGCGGAGCAATGACCACTAGCCCGGCAGAACTAACTGATTTTATAGTGAACAAAAGCGGCAGCGCGAAGACTCCAGAAGAACTGGCTGGCCGCAAACAATTTGCTCAACAGTTCGCAGAGTTGTATCCGTTGTTTGATAGAGCAACACCAAGAGACTTTGTGGGATTTGTGTATGCTGACGGCTTGTTTTTAAAACGTCCAGAAATAGATCAGCAAGGTGTGTACACATTCTGCCCTAATCCCAAGAGTAAAACTTGCTATCATGTAAGAGGCACAGGTGAACTAGGCAAGCGTATTAGTCAAGCACAAGCCATGGTGGTTGGACATGCTTTCTTTCCTGAGTTTGGCATGGGCGATGATGAACAAGAACCCATGGACGACTTTAGCATGTTTGATCAAACAGCTGACCTAATTGTACAAGGCCCTATATATAACTCTACTACACCCAGCGTGGACGCAGATGCCATTACCGATGTTGAAGTATACCTAAATCAACATGCCGCACAGATTGATAGCTTTCTACAAGGCACTGCTGGACTAGGCGACCTTAAAAATATATTGTACACCTACGTGAATCAAACAGCCAAGGCCAAACAACTTGGTGCCATGAATCCAGATCATTTTTACAATTGGCTAGCTACCAGCAAGGTCAGTACCAACAAGCAGACCAAGATCAAAGAATTGGCACAAATGAATAAAAATTCGTTGGCTGCTATTTTTAGTCTAGTCATACAGATAATGAACCTAAAAGACAGCATCATTGATCAAGTGGAAGCAGGCCAGCAGGCCGAAATATGGGACACAAATGGCGAAGGCCGAGTTCGTTATCCTGACGCATCTAAGCAGTTTGGTAAAGTAAAACTAGTGCCTAGAAAGCGTTGGACACCTACATGATGTTTACTGACATGGATCGTGCTGTAATGGCAGGCGGACACAGCTTGGAACCAAGAGCAAAAGGCATGATGAGTTTTATCAAAGAACTACATGAAGCCCGTATCATTCAAAATGAAGCTGATGTAAAGATAACCTTTAAAGAAGCTTGCGAATCAGTGTACCTTTGTGTATTGGCATTGGAGTTCTTAAGTAGGTTAAAGAAAGGCCAGGATGCTGCCGTTAACTATGCTAGACAAACCTCACAGTACAGCGGTTATACTGAATTTAGATCCAGCGCAACGGATCTACACAACTTTATATTCTTTGTTACAGCACCTGCCAGTCGTGTTGAAACTATATTCAATAGCAGTCAAGCAAAACTGTCTAGGGAACGCACATTCTTGCCTGTAACTGCCCTAAACGGCTGGTTACACAGCTTGCCCGGCAACTCAGGACGCGGCAACTATTTTTACATGCAGTTGGAACAAGCATTAACTATAGAAAACTATGAGTATAAAGAAATACGCCGTATGTTGAGCTATCACGATCCTTTGGACAGCGACATACAGCAACTGGCCTATCGCATATTAAACAGCTTTAGAAACAAACTGCCTAACTTTGATCTGCTGCCCATACTGGTTCAACACCTTCAAAACCCACAAAGTTACAATCGCGAAAAATAACCCTTTTGGGCTAGTTTTTTCCATTTGAACTAAATAATATTACAAAGGCCACAGAGTGTGGCTTAAAGCATAAATCAGAGGAGATATTATTATGCCAAGTTTAATCGGAACAACCAGCGGTGGTGTAAGCATTGCCGCAAACTATCTAAAAGCAGTACAAAGTCCAGGCGCAGCCTATGACGGCCTAAACGGTACAGCAACATCACCATTGTTGACATTCAGCACACCAAACCTGCGTGGCTACAAAGTGGTTATCACTGGTGTAGACATCACAGCGACACCTGAAGCAGCTAACAGCGATTACAGCAAAGTAGTACGTGCTCTACAAGTGACCAGTGAACTATTTGCAGTATTTGCACCTTCAGTATCAGGCGGTGGCGACAGCACTATTGTTTACATGGCTCCAGACTTCAACACAAACCCAGGCGCAACAACTGGTGATCCTGTAACAGGCACTGAAACTTTCAGTATTCTTGAAGCAGCAATCAGTGGTGCCCTAGGCGGCGCCACAGTGGCAGTAACTACCAGCACTTGTACTGGCGTTACATGGTCTTAATCTAATCTTTCTCGGGATGGGAAGATGGCCCTAGTTTCGACTAGGGCTTTTTTATGACTGTTAAATACATCATGAATTACAAGCTATACACACTAATGGACATAACACACACGGGACAATATCGTCACGAGCAGGGCAAAGAACGACTGTGGCAGCAGGAACAAAACTTCAACACAGTGATACACACACTGGGACTACGATCAAACATATTTTATAGTGGTGGCTCACAGCCGCTAGAAGTCAAGGGATCCTTGGTGGGATTCGGTACAGACGACATACTGCGAGTATGGCGTTTTGATTGGACCACGGAAGCAGACTACTATACCATGGACAACGATCCATTGGGTTTCTTGAAACAAGACTTTCATCTAGTGCCTTATATTGGCAATTTGGGGGAAAGCATGACCCAAACGCATAGAGTATTCAACACCCAGGATCCAGGGAAGAATATTGTTTTCCACTTGCGCGAATAAATATACTATAACAATTAGGCACACAAGGCGTTGATACAAACTTACAATAGCGGCATTCAGCCAAACTAAGCAATAGGAGACGCCCTTGATGGCAACTACAGTGGAACGCCTTGGTATAGTAGAAACCAAGGTAGAGAATTTGAACGAAAAGATGGACGACCTCAAAGGGGATGTCAAAGAAATGCACGATTGCTTGGATCAGACTAGAGATAGTTTGTTAGGTAAACTAGACGAAATGTATTCAGCATCTTGTAATCAACATGAAGAACTGGCAACTAAAATTTCCGATTTAGAAAAATGGAAACAAAAGTGGCTTTACATGATTGCCGGTGGCGCGGTGGTAGTAAGTTGGGCATCAGCTCACGCAGACACTGTGCTTAAATTTCTAAAGTAATGTATGTATCTAAGAGAATTTACAGAAGGCATAGTAGACTCAGCTGTTCAGTTTCACAAGGAACTCAACCCACTACTATGGCGCGGATCTGTACTTAAATCTCAAGTTAGATACAAGTTGTTACAAATAGCCAAACATTTTATAGATTTTATCGACATCCCAGAACTTCTGCTCAAGGACGTTACTATTTCAGGTAGCAATGCTGCCTACAGTTACACAGCTCAAAGTGACATAGATTTACATCTCATAGTGACAGTGCCTCGAGAGCGCGAACTGTTACTGAAGCCACTTTACGACGCCAAGAAAAATCAGTATAATTACGTACACGACATCAAAATCAAAGGCATTGACGTGGAAGTTTATGTACAGCCAGAAGATCAAAAGCATCACAGTTTGGGCATATACAGCGTGTTAGATAACAAGTGGGTCAGTGAACCCACAATGGCCACCATCAAGATAGATGACGGAGATGTTGAGGCTAAAGTTGAAAATTACTTAAATAAGATTATGCAGGCTTTAACTACCGATGACATTGACGAAGCAAAAGAGATGTACCAGGAAATTAGAAAACTACGTCAGTCAGGCTTGGAACAAGGTGGCGAATTTAGTGTGGAGAACGTGGCGTTCAAAGTGCTAAGAGCCAAGGGTTTTATTCAGCAGTTACAGCAACACATTGACAAATTACAAGACAAGGCCCTTAGCCTCGGAGAACACAAATGAAAGTTAGACAAGTAAATGAAGGCGGCCGCTACGGTAGTAGCAATCCAGATACCATGAGCCCTGGCAACTATGACAGATATCAACAGGATCAAATGGATTACGGCAAACGAGAATTCAAACGTCGTGAGATGGAACATGAGTTGGGGCATGAAGATGAACAACAACGCAAAGAACAGTCCAGCACATACTACATTCGAATCAACGGCAAACTTTTAAAAAATAAAGAAGGTCAGCCTTATCAGTTTAGAGGTAAAGAAGCGGCTAACAAAGCGGCAGTTACCATGATGTCTAAACCATTTAACCGAGATAAAAAGTTTACACTGACAACAACTGCCAGTGATAAACAAGACAATCCTACACCAGAATCCAGTATTGCTGAGATGGACGGAGCACCTGGACAAATACTAGCAGCCACCGGTGATAAGGTAACTATTGACAACAAAGACGGAACACAAACCATTGCGCCCAAGGCCAGCTTGACACGCGACCCAACTGGTAAAGGTTTTGTACTGTCCAAAACTCCCGCGGCTGGCGGAGAAAAACCAGACGAACCCAAACCAGGCGAAACTGTGTTTCAGCCAGCAACTACAGAAGGAATTGAAAAAATGAATGAAACTATCAGAATGTTAAGACTTGCGGGCCTACACAACGCCGCTGACAGGTTAACGGAACAACTAGTTGAGCGGGCTGGCGATGAGCCAATGTCTGACGCCGACTATGCCAAGCAAATGGCTCAAGGTCAAAAGAACCTTAATTCAGTCAAAGGATTGTTTGGTATGAAACCTACTGAACTAAAAGATGCTCCTCCGGGAACTCCTATTGATCCAGTTATTCGACAAAGAATGGGATACAAGCCTGCTACACAACAAGATATTGCAGCATTCCAAACAGCCAATCCAAACGCTGGAAAAGTAGTTGGTGGCGACGGAAAACCGATCAAAACAGGAGATGGCTCAGATCTAGTTTCCGGCGGTGGCCAGGCTGTGGTACAGGCTGCACAAGCGGCAGCACCAGCACCAGCGGCAGCACCAGCACCAGCACCAGCGGCAGTACAAAAAGTTGACCCTAATCAAGCAGACAGAGACGATGCTGAGCAGGGAGCAGCTATGCGAGCAAATGCAGCCGGTGGTAACTCAACCAGCGCAGCCACAGGAGCAGGAAATCCCGGAGAAGAAGCAGCAGCAGAATTAGCTAGAATAAAACAATTAGCTGGTACACCAACAGCACAAAAAGTTGACCCTAATCAAGCAGACAGAGACGATGCTGAACTAGGTGCAGCTATGACAGCTAATGCTGCCGCTGCCCAACCACAACAAGCAGCAAGCCCAGCGGTTCCAGCAATGACAGCAGCTGATCAAGATGATGCTGACATGGGAGCGGCAATGACAGCCAATGCCCAAGCAGCTACTCAAGCGGCCAATGGTGTGAACGCAGCAGGTCAGAATGTTACAATGCCAGATGGAACAAATCCTGAAACAGGTGAGAAGACAACTACCGCTGCAGCACCAGCAGGTGGCCAAGCCGCAAGTCCTGCAGCACCAGCTAAAACACTAGCTAAAAGCGACCCTAACATAAAAGCATTACAAGATAAGTTAATTGCTGCTGGCGCAAAAATTAAAGCAGACGGTGTCATGGGACCAGCTACACGAACAGCAATGCAACAATTTCCAAAAGCAGTCAGTGGCAATGTTCCGTTGCCTCAAGGCGTTGCTCCCAGTACAGCAGGAGCAGGGCGCGGGACTGCTCCTGATCCACGTAGATTAGATCAACCAAATCAAACTGCTAACACACAGATCAGAACTGGTGTAAACATGAATAGTAATGCCGGTGGCGGCCGTGGAGGGCAAGGCGGCCCAACTGCCGCTCAGATGAAAGCTGCTCCAAGACCCGGAGTAAATCAACCAGCACTACAAGCTGCAAGCCCAGCAGCACCAGTAGACCCAACTAAACTGTCAGTTAGTCAAAGAATGGCAACACAGCCTTCTGTAATTGATCAAGGTAGAGCAAAATTAGGCATACCCGCAGGCGGAACAAAATCGGAAGACAGGCAGTACTACGAAGAACTTGACAAGATGCTAACTATTGCAAAATTAAGATGAAAATTAACGAGCTAATCAGCAACTTCGAGATATTCACTAGCCGTGAAGAAGCAGCCTTGCTTGAACGATTAAACAGTATGGTATACCTCAATAGTTTTAACGAACACGATCGTTTCACGATTGAGGGTATGATACGTAAAAGTTTGGTAATTAAGATAGGAACAGACAATCCTAGAGTAATAGCAAATGAATTTTAAACGCCAAGCAGAAAAATTAGAGCAGTATTTAGAAGCAGAATTTAAAAATACACTGCCCATAGCCGTGATGCCTAACGGCAGCATAGTCTATAAGAACTTCAAAATTAAACAGAACAAAACAGGCGGCTATAGTTTATATAGAATAGGCGGAAATTTAATAGATGTATTTAATTTAAAGGCCTGTGCTCTGATGGCGGCTAAGTACTACAGCGTTAATAGTTTAACACCCTATAACGAAGTTAAGAATTTGGACAATCACTATCATCAAAATTCAACAGATGCTGAACTTTTCAAACACAACTATAAAACATACAAAGATTTAGACAAACGAGACTTAGCTCTATGGCGCTGGGAACTAACTAGCGAACGGGCTAAACGAACTAAATCTCAAATAGAGGCCAAGTTTAAGGCCATGTTTTGATAAATAACATTAACAAGTCTTTTAGGATGCTAACATGCAAATCAGAGAATTATCGAATAAATTAACCAGCGAATCGCTAAATGAAAGCCTAGCAAAGAAATTTGGCTATCGCTTGAGCATTGACAAATTCAGTGACGTACAATTAGAAAATGTACAACTACAACTATCAGAAAGAATCAATAGCTTTGAAAAAACAAACAGTTTTGACAGCGTACTAGAAAACAACGACTATCAAAAAAATCGTGCCATGCTTGATGTTATTCGTCAAGCAATCAAAGAGCGTACACTAAGCGACGACGAGAAAGGCAAGAAAGAAAAGTATGTCAAAGGCATGAAGAAGACCAAAGGCGAATTTAAAAAGCGTTATGGTGAAAAAGGCGATGAAGTCATGAATGCCACTGCCACTAAGATGGCAAAGAAAGAAAGCGTAGGCGAAGCCATGGAAGTGTTACGTGCTGTACTCAGCGAGCGCACACTACTAGAAGGCGAAGAAGAAAAGGCAGCTCTAATTATGAGTGCTCGTGATATGGTTGATCGTGTCACTGGTTGGTTAGAAGATGTATCCAGCATGAAAGCTGAAACAATGTTAGAGTTAGTCGACTCTATAAGAGACGAAATGGGCAGTGATGTTAGCCAACAGTTTAATGATAAAGTAAAACCTGCTCTTGAAGATTTATATACAAACCTAGAAGGCCATCGCACAACATTGGCACAGGCAGTCAGTATCCTAACAGGCGAAGAAGCTCCTATGGGCATGGCAGGCGCAGCACCAGCCGTTGATATGGGCGCATCAATGCCAAGCACTATGTCAGCACCTGAAGAAGGTGGTGACGAGTTTGGCGCAAGCGAACCAGCAACTGGTGGCGACGACATCGCAGGCAGAATGAAAAGAGAAAGCATTCAATACAGCCGCAAGCTAGGCACAATTTTAAGCTCAAAAAAAAAATAAATGAAGATGCGGATATGATTATCCGCATCCTTTCTAATCTTCAAAGCCGTGCCGACAGCAAGGGCGTTACAGCTCAATTCTCGTGGCCCGCTGTTTCCAAAATGATGCAGAACACAACAGGTCAAGAAGTTGACTATGATGCGTTCAAAGCACAATTTGATGCTAACCCTGCTCTAAAAGAGCTAGTTGACAACTTCGACGAAAATGGCATCACTATCAAAACCAAAGCTAAAAAACAAGAACCTGGCACACCCAGTGACAAGGACAAGGCCAAGGCAGGTGTAAATGCCGCTGCCAAACGTGCCGCCGCCAAGATGGTAGGTTGACTTTAATGTCGTAGTGCTATATAATACACTATGACATTATTAATTGAACGATACCAATATACCAAATTAGCCAGAGACGAATCCCAGGGCAAGCGATTGTACGCAACACCTGATGGTTCAAAAGTTCCCAGTGTTACAACCATCCTAGACAAAACCAAGCCTGCTGAATCACGCATTGCGTTAGCCAACTGGAGGAAAGCAGTGGGCGAAAAGAAGGCACAAGAGATTACCACAGAAGCTGCCAATCGTGGAACACGAATGCACAAGTTCCTAGAGGACTTTGTCAAGCAGGGTAATATCAACGATCCAGGCACAAATCCTTTTAGTCAACAAAGCCACAAGATGGCAAGTATTGTTATTGCTGAAGGCATGAAGAATGTTACTGAAGTATGGGGCAGTGAAGTGCCCTTGTACTTTCCTGAACTATATGCGGGAACTACTGACTGTGTGGGAGTACATGCCGGTGACCAAAGTATTCTTGACTTTAAACAAACCAACAAGCCCAAGAAACTAGAATACATCAGCGACTACTTCCTACAGTTAACAGCCTATGCGCTGGCACACAATGAAGTACACGGCACTAACATACGCAAAGGTGTTATCCTGATGTGTAGCAAGGACTTTGAATATCAAGAGTTTACGCTAGAACCCAAAGACTTTGACTACTGGACTGAAGAATGGTGTAAGCGTGTGGAACAATACTACAGGGAAAACAGCTAAATATCGTATAAAGAGGATATATTATGGCTGTTGTCCAAATAAGTAAAATTCAATTAAGACGCGGGAAGAAATTAGATTCAGGTCTTCCACAGTTGGCCAGTGGTGAAATGGCTTGGGCCATTGATACACAGGAATTGTACGTGGGTAACGGCGCTGTCAGCGAAGGCGCACCTCTAGTGGGAAACACTAAAATTCTTACAGAACACGATAGCATTCTCGATCTGTTAGATCAATACAAATATAAGCCCGCCGACACATCAATACTAACAGGGCTCAATGGCAATGTTACTGAACGCACTGTACAACAACGACTAGACGAAGGTAGAGTTAATGCTGCCAGTTTTGGCATCAGCGGGCTGAATAGCGCAGTGGATCAAACAGCACTAATACAAAATGCTATCAACAGTGTATACATCACAGTCACTGCTTCAAATCGAGTGGCAATTGAATTTGATCCAGGTACCTATAGAATTACAGGAACATTGTATATTCCCAGCTATGTGAGACTTATCGGATCGGGCAAAAATCACACTGTGTTTAACTTTGTAAAAGGTGGCATTAACACTGGTACCAGTCTAGCACTAACACCTGGAGTGGCCATTGCCGTGGCATCAGGAGCCACTGCCAGTTACCCAACAGTGGCCACTGCCGCAGTAACCGGCAGTGGCAGCGGAGCAATTCTTGCCATAACTAGAACTAGCGCGGGTAGTTCAACATATCAAACTTCGAATACACAGATAACAGTTCTAAACAGCGGTAGTGGATACGCTATTGGCGATGTCATCAAAGTGTTGGGCACTGCACTTGGCGGCGCAACACCGGCAAACGATTTAACAATCACTTTAGGCAGTAACGAAGCAGGTGCTTATGATTACCCAGTGTTTAATACCACTACAGTGTTTGAGTTTGTAAACAACACCAGTACTGTGCTTAGTAGAAATACCAGCCCAACTACCTACAACAATCAAGTTAGAGATGTTCTTTTAAAAGACTTTAGCGTGACCACCAATGTGGACGGTATTAGATCTTTTTATATTGTTAATGTGAGAGACAGTGAATTCGTAAACTTACGAACATCTGGCACATGGGTACACGCAGACGGCGCAGTCGCTAACAGTATTGCCATGGAACTACAAGCAACTAGTTCAGTGGTAACAACGCAACGAAATAAGTTTATAGGCATAGAAGCAGACGGGTTTACCTATGGTGCCTATTCTAACACCAACATCATACACAACCATTTCGATGACTGTGTATTCAAAACATTACAGAAAGGTGTAAGTTTTGGGGAAGGCACTGGCAGCGGAGATCCTGGACCACGCAAGAACACTGTGAGTAACAGTTTGTTTGACACAATCAGTCAATATGGATTGTTAGTTGACAAGGGGTACGGCAATCGTTCACAGGCAAATACCTATATTGATGTGGGTAACAACGGCGGCGGCAACGCAAATAATCTATACGGACAAATCAAATTTACCACAGCAGGCAACAGCAGTTTACAAGACAGCTTTGATAGAGCAATCGAGTTAGCCACAGGCAATTGGGCTGAAGCATATATTCCTGAAATAGAAGGTCATGCTCAACTACAACAAAATATGCCAACAACCATTAGCTTGCTATACGCAACCACTAACGCACAAGCCTTTAGATTGCCACTTAACACCAGTAGTGGATTTGAAGTTGATTATGTATTTCAAAGCACAAACTTTACACAGATGCGCAAGGGAAAACTACACATTGCAGTTGATAAAAATAACAGCACTGTACAGTTAGTTGACGAATACGAATATGTAGGAACACCTTCAGAAGATAGTCGCATCACATTAAGTGCTCAAGTTGTTACTACCAGCAGTGTGAAAACTGTAGTAGTATATTACACCAATGACAATATTGGTGATGTTAACACATTCACATACTCATACTCAGCTATTAGCTAATGTTCAAAGATGTAGATAGAAAATCTAAACATAGATTAACTGATTGGTACGACTTTAGGCAACGTTTGGAAACATCTTCTATGCCCATGGAAGATGTACACAATTACTTTCAACAAGTTCCAAAAGTAAAAATATACACAGATCCATACGACCAATCAACTTGGCCCACCGCATGGGAATTAATAGACGAAAATGAATATTGCCCATTCAATATAGTTTTGGCAATATGTTATACACTTCAATTAACTAGTCATTTTAAAAATAGTACTCCGTTGATAAAAATATCACTAGACAAAAACATTAAAACAGTGTATTATTTACTTTGCTTAGATGATAAGATCTATGGGTACGACACAGAGGGCTGGATATCGGCTCACGCACTACCGGAAACCCTAACAGATTTAAAGATTTATGTGATGCCGCCACTTCACTAAATAAGTTTTCTATTAAAAGCATTTTGGCTGGAATTGTCTAGCAACAGAGGACACTGAGAATAACAATGACGAACATAACTGTAATAAAAAGAAGCGGCAAAAAAGAATACCTAATGATTGAAAAATGGCAAACTCAGATTGCCAAAGTTTGTAAAGGTATAGCAGATGTTAGTCAAAGCATGATTGAGATCAAAAGTCAGCCGCACTTTTATGATGGTATCACCACACAAGAAATTGACGAAATCACACTAAGAGCCATAGTGGATCTTATTGATGTGGAAAATAATCCTGACGTTGGACATACAAACTATCAATACGTAGCAGGCAAGCAACGACTCAGTATGCTTCGCAAAGATGTTTACGGCAGCTACGAAGTACCACACCTTTACGAAGTTGTAAAGAAAAATGTTGAGATTGGTTTATATACTCCAGAATTACTTGTATGGTATACTGAAGAAGATTGGAGTCGAATGGATGACATGCTTCAGCATGACAAAGATGAAGAGTACGGGTACGCCGCAATTGAACAATTAATAGAGAAGTACTTGGTTAAGAACCGCAGTACAAAACAAACATATGAAACTCCACAAATTAGATATATGGTGGCGGCCGCTACTGTGTTCCATACAGAAGAACCTAACAGTGCTCGTATGCGCTATATCAAAGAATATTACAACGCCGCAAGCGATGGACTTTTTACTCTTGCTACTCCTGTATTGGCTGGCCTTGGTACTCCTACTAAACAGTTTAGCTCTTGCGTACTCATTCGTTCGGATGATGATCTAGACAGTATCTTTGCTTCGGGCGAGATGATGGCCAAGTATGCCAGCAAACGTGCCGGCATTGGTTTGGAGATCGGGCGGCTACGTCCGTTAGGTAGTCCCATCCGAGGCGGTGAGATTATGCACACAGGTATGATACCATTCCTGAAAAAATGGTTCGGTGATTTGCGCTCATGCTCACAGGGAGGTATTCGTAATGCAAGTGCTACTGTATTTTATCCTATTTGGCATCATCAGTTTGATGATCTTATTGTACTTAAGAACAACCAAGGAACAGAAGAAACCCGAGTCCGTCATATGGATTAT